GCTCCATCCATTTTGGTAGATACACTGGTTGGTACATTTCTTTTTTTGCCGGATAAATGATTATAAAAATCACCCAAAGCTTTAAATGCTTGACCAGTTGTAGTATGGCCCTCGTGTGGTTCCATACCACTTTTTTCCGAAGGGGGAAAAATAAGATAGTTTGGATGCTGCAAATGCGTTTGTGTATTGGGCTGAGAATCGTTAGCCGCTTCATTTAAATAATTTGTAAATTCAATCATGTGTATACCTTATTTTTCTCTTTTTGTATAAGATTGCGCTTTATGCATATATGTTGAAGGGGATGACATAGACCCAGAACTACCACCCAAACCGGCTGAACTTCTGGACCCTTTGAATGCACGTCCAACGGCACTAGCTAATGAACCCGATCTAGACTGCCCAATTAATTCTTTTACATTTTCTGGACGGGCTGGTACATCATCAGTTAATTCAGAAGTTTTTTTTTCAGGTAATTCTTTGTGTTTTTTTGAATAAAAATCATAACCGCCTTGAGAAGAATCTGAATTTAAAGATGGTTGCGAATTCGTAGATTTTGTGGCAGTGTTATTCCCACCATAATTAGGAACATAATCTGATTCTACTTTAGTCGGATTTTTTAGGTTAGCCGTGAAGGTTCCGTTAGTTCCTTGGAAAACCCCGCTGCCTGCTTTTATGCTAGGAGTACCTATAACATGAGTTTCGCCTGTATCTTTATGAACACCTCGGATTTGATACCCCATTCCACCTGTATGGTGTGTATGTAAATCTTTATATTCGTCTAACAATGCATTCAATGTTTCGGTTGGGTCAAAATGTATGTGTTTTACACTACCGTCAGATTGAACATGGCCATGAGAAACATATGTTGTGTGAATTGTTGATGGGCTAATAGATTCTCGGATAAAATCTCTTAAATGGCCATCATGACCATCTTCCGCCAATCTTTTTCTACTATGCTCGTGAATAGCCTTTGCCATTTCCGAGCGGCCTTCAAGATCAATATTAGTGGATCCGGCATAAGGTTTTACTTCTTCGGAAGGAGAAAATTCAGGATATTCGTCTAGCATTTTTTGTTTAAACATTGCTCTGTTTAAATTTCCGCCAGAAGATTTATGTTGATCGTGAAGAACTTTTAAGTTATCTTTAATGTATTGATCTCTTTGCGTTTTATAATCCGAAAGTTCTGAATCGTATTTATCTCGCATGGGCTTGAAAACTTCTTCATGGTTTGCAGTATCGGTATCCCGATTAAATACATTACCATAAAGACCTTTAATCTTTCCCATGGTCTTTTCTTTAATGCCGGTTAAAGTTCCAGACTTCATACCAAAGAAATTTTCCAAAGAATTTAAACCAGAGTTTTTGTAGTTTGGCTTTGCATTAGTTCCGTACTTTAAAGATACAGGAACATAATTCATATTACCATCTTCACCCTTATGAGAAATAATAATATCGCCATATTGGTTTAAATCTTTTTGACCGGTTAATTTTTCGTGATCACCTAATTTATTATTAGAATCTGCCAAAGAAGTCCAATGGACGCTATGAATATTACCTCGATTTAAAACTCCGGTTTTTTCAAAATGATCAATTAAAGAATCAGCATGATCATTCGAATGTTGCATTATTTCATTGAAATAATCTTCGCCTAATATTTCTCTTTGTTTCTGAAGAATATCAGCTGCTTTTTTGCCTTTAGGTCTATTATCTTCTAAATCTTTACCGGCCATTTTTGCGATACGATCACCAACCGCCAATTCAAAAACTTTACCCTTCGCATCATTTATTTTTTTTAATCTTTCTTTTTCTGCTTTGGATAACTTTTCTTCATTAGACATATCTCTTTCGGCCAAGAAATAACTACTGAAAGATACTTTAATAGACTCGGATAGAGAAGATTTATCATTACCACTTTCTGGTTCTTCTCTTTGGTTGACGAACATTTGAAGTGATTGTAAGATATCAGCTCTTGTTAAGCCTTTATCGCCATACACTTTTTGAAGAATTTTTTCACGTTCGGGATCTAAGCTGAAATGTGGACGTGTTTTTTCGTGATAATGTTTTTTCTTATTCTCTAACAAATATTCAGCAAATTTAAGCATATTAATCCTCAAGTTTTAAATGGAGTTTAGTTGTATTTATAAAAACAAAAAAGGCAGCCGAAGCTGCCTTAACACTATTTAAAATCTTCAAATTTACTCAACAAACTTCCTTCAAAATTATCTCGTTCCATAAACTTACCTTTGTCGAATACCGGACCATCGTCCATGATATCATCCTGAGCCGATTGTTCGGCGTCGTATAATCTCATACGGGAACGATCAATCCCAACAACAAACCTACGATTAGAACTGGGATCACCGTATCTATTCTTAAGCTGCTTAACCATAATTTGGCCCAGGCTTTCAAGTTCTTCGGACGTGATAAGTGCACACATAAAATCAGCTGTGGCTGGGAGTCCGAAGGATTCTGACGTATTCTCCAACGATACGTCGCTGTCCGCAAATCCGCTTCTATTCGTCTGAGTCGCGCTGATGATAGGGACATTGTGTTCCACCCCGAGTCCTCGCAATTCTTCTGCGATTGTTTTGACAAGGGTATAAGAATTGACGTTGGTTCCATTTTTTATCCTCGATGATGTACAGATATTCAAATAGTCAATATAGATAATATCTGGTATAAAATTGTTTTTGACCTTTAACTCGTTAAGTAAATGTCGGAAATTCGCCGATCCAGCACTTGCCGTTGGATATTCTTTAATTTTGAGTTTACCCTTTACTTTATCCTTTAGGCGATTCATTTTTTTCTCATATGAATCCTTTGGGATAATTTGTAATTCTTCCATTCGAATATCCAGAAGATTTGCGTCGATACGTTCGGCGATACGTTCTTCGGCCATTTCCAAAGTAATGTATAAAACATTATAACCTGCCATCATATTGGCAGCGGCACAATGACACATAAACAAAGATTTACCAGCGCCAGTTCCTGCCATTATAATGTTAAGTGTTTTCTTTGGTAGGCCGCCGTTTGTAATTCGATTCATATAATCTAAATCAAATGGAATACGATCTTCTTTCTTTCTATAAAACTCAAACCGTTCTTCTGCATCATCAATAAAGTCGTGGCCGACATGAGTATCGAAGGTGACGCCCAAAGCATCTTGTAGAATTTTGGGAATAGAACCTTTTGATTGTTTACCATTTTTATCGTCAATGATTTGAATAGAATTCATTATGGCATTATAGATTGCTTTCTCTTGACAGAATTCTTCAGTCTTATCAAGTAGCCATTCTATTTTAGTATCCGGATCATGTTCAATATTAGATAAAACATTTTTGCAGTTCTCAAACGTTTCCTGATTGATATTAGATTTGTTGGCCAAATCAATGGCCAACGCTTCTTTTGATGGGAAGTTATTATATTTCTTTACATATTCGTCAATAAGACCGAAAATAACCTTATCTTCATATCCAGAGAAATATTCTTCTTTTAAAAATGGAATTACCTTTCTAGCATAATCTTCATTATATAGTAAATTATTGAAAATAATTTGTTCAATAGACATTATATTATGCTGCTTCCATTTTTTCTAGTTCTTCTTCAACTTCTTTATCCGATTCTTCCATATCATCTTCTAAGATTGAATCAACTGCCATTTTATATTTACGTTCGATAAATCCAGCTAAATCAGTTTCTTTTAAAACTTCTATCCAAAATTCTTTATTATTTTGAATTTCTTTGGCTCGATAGTTTTTGGATAAAACTTCTCCAGTTTCTGGATCAACTCGACAATACCAACCAACTTTTGGCTTTTGTATATATCCTGCTTCCAATGCAATATCTAATAGGCCGGACCATCTATTAATTCCGCCATTAAACGAAATCGTAATTGGAATTTTACTTTTTTCTTTTACGTAACGGGATTTTTCAACGTTAATTACAAAATGGTATCCAGCTAAATCTTGGCCATCTTTATCTTGTTGACGGCCCAAAATCCAAATATTACTTGCAGAATAAATTCCGCCAGTTCCGCCGGATACAATATCCTTTGGGAACATTCCAATTTCTTTATAAGTGTGGTTGACCACTACTAATGGAATATCTTTTAAGGTTAGGTGCGGCGTTACCATACGAAACAAAGATTTAAGCTGCTTAGCTCTAGTCATATCCGCAACGGATTTTCCATCCAGGGCATCGTCAACTTCTTTCTTTGAAGCCAAATTACCAACAGAATCAATAACAATCATTACATGATCGGTTCTATCCAATTCTTTCATTTGTTGCATAATATCAAATTTTAATTGTTCAATGTCCGTAATTGGCGTATGAACAACTGAATCTGTTGGAATATTAAAGGTTTTAAAATAATCTTGCGGAGTACCAAATTCCGAGTCATAAAATAAAATAACACCTTCTGGATATTTTTTCAAAAATGAAGATGCCATTAACAGAGAAAACCCTGTTTTAAAGTGTTTGGACGGCCCTGCTAGCATCAACAAACCTGGTGCAATCCCGCCATCAATACTTCCACTTAATGCGGCATTAATCATTGGGACAGTAGTTGGAATCATATCTTGTTTGGTATAAATTTTACTATCCGTTAATGTACTTGTAAATTCACTTGTACTGTTTTTTATCAATTTATCTTTTAATGACATTATAAATCACCTCATATCGTTATTGTTAATTTTGAGTATACCTCTTTTATCCATAGAAGTAAAGCTTTTTTTGTTCTTACTTCCTTTCGGCCTTCCTACTTTTGATTTAGGTTTCCTTAAGCCCGTATTAGATGCAATTAATAATACAATTGCTAGTGGATCAAATACCATTACAAGAATTATAATAACAATTCTAACTGCACTTTCCAGTTGGTCATTAGTTGAATTTGAACCATAAATTAGATCAGAAATATATTTAATTGGCCCGACTTCTGCTTCGATATTAGCTTGCTCTCTTTGAATTAACGATTTTTCATCTTGAAATTCTTGAATTTTATTAAAGGATTCATCAATTATTTTTTGAAGGGATTCCCTTTCTTCTTTTTGACTTTCCCTTACTGCTATCGAGCCGCTAGATCCCCGAATTCTTTTTGCATCAGTCAAAACTTGAACAGCACTATCTAACTGATTAATTACTGCCTCGGAATCGGATATTCTTCTTCGTTCCCTTTCAATTCTCATATCTAGTTGTTCAACAGATATATCGTTTCCGGCCGAAGGGGCAACTTGTTCTAAGTGGGCTTTTGATAGAAATCCAAAAATGCCCATACTTGTAATAAACATTAAAATTAAAACAATGATTGTTAGGTAATATCTAATTGCCCTGTTGGCGGTATTCCAATATTTATGTAACCAACTTGCTGTCGTAACTTTACCAACTTCCAATACAATTCCCATTACAATAACCGGATACCACGCACCTGCAAATATTGTTGCTAGCCCAACAATTGAGTAGTAAGCAGCGACCCCAGATATACTAAGGGCCACTAGTAAAGAAATGTAATTAATCATTTTCTGAACCTACATAAGAATTGATTCTATCAATAAATTCATTAATTTTTTCAACTCTATTAGGCCATAAAATATGTGTTTTTTCGGGGTCTTTTGACAAATTAATTAAAAGCGGCATTATCATATCCCTAAGGCCAAAGAGTTTATCTTTGGCACTTAGTTCAACTTCACTAATTTGTTGTTTAAGTATATTTTCTTCTTGTTTTAATTCATCCTCCGATACGAGGCTAAACCCAAAATCATACGATTCGTCTAGTTTCATTTACTTTCCTTATGAGAAAAAATCATCCAATGAAGCCCTACGCTCAATATCCCAACCTTTAACTGCGGCAAAAGATCTTACTGGCTCTAAAAAGGTTTTATTAAACTGCTCTTCAACGTTAATATATTTATCCAAGCCGAGTTCTTTTGGAAGCTCATCTGGAGCTGCAATTACCGTATCATATGAAGGATTTGGCATTTTAAGATAAGCAAATCTAATTTTATCGCCTTCGTTAATCATAGGTAATACATTTTCAAGTTTCTTTCTTTTTACCATATCGTTGTAAATTAAAGCGCCTTTTACATGTATAGGGGTTCCTAATTTGTAAAGTTTAACTGGATCTGAATACTTTTTAAGCCCCTTCACACCAGAAGGTTTTGCAATTTTTTCAAAGGGCATTTTACTATGCTCTTCTTTAAACTTTGAAATTGATTCAATTAATTCTTTTTCAGTTCCTTGAAGGAAAATTTTATACATTTTTTCTAAGGCTTCTCTACAAACATGTGGAGTTGAAGAACGAATAGCCTCAACGCCTGAGATTTTAATAAGGGGTTCTGAATATCTAACACCTTCAATATCCCACGCCGCCATAATATACATTTTCTTTTTACGCCAAATTGCAGTTTCAGCAATAATTTCGCGCTTCATTTTCATTTTTTGTAGATTTGAGTTCATATATACCGAAAGGTCTTTATAACAGTTTTCAATATAAGACTCAACTTTTTGTTGAATAAATTTATCTAACGAATCTACAATTTTAGTTTTATCAGTTTGGTCAGCAAAAACCCTATCAACTAATTCTTTCATTTCAACATAAATAGAGTCAGTATCCGAGGCAATTACATAATCAACATCCTTTGTTTTTAAAAGCTTATTCATATACATGTTCATTCGGTCGCCAATCCACCGAATAGATAATTGCCCAGACGTAGTAATTGCCTCAGCTAAGTTGCGGTCGAACCACCTAAAATACACATTACCCAGATTCGCTACAGAGCGCCATAGGCAGAATTAAGTTGAATTTTCTTCGCTTGTTGCATATTATGGTAGCGAGAAATATCATTAATTAATTGCCTACGACGCGCCAATAGCTCCTCCTTTCTTTTTGCGCTGGTTACATTTTTTTCAAATTCCATTCCGTAGCCTTTCCTTTCTAACCTAATTTAGATAATTCTTCTTCAATTTGTTGAAGTTCTTGTTTGGCTTCAATCATTTTCTTTTTGTAAATAACTCGATCGTTATACATTTTTTCCATTAAAGTTGGTAGAAATCCTTTAAATGATTGATCGTACTGACAACCATTAGCTGCAACAGTATAAGATGGATCGTCCGAATACTTGCTGTTA